CAGTATTACCCCCCGCTCTCTCAATCTCTATCCGCTCTAAATTCATCATCTCTCCCTTAACAGTGTCCTTTTCCTCACTAATGTTTAAAACATTTATGTCATTCATTTTATTTTTATTAAGATTTTATTAAGTTATTTTTTAAAAAAATAATTATCTTGGCATTAAATAAATAATGGTTTTTCGAAAAATCAAACGCGCCAACTTCCGCAAAAAACGAACCGCTCGTCGAATGTACCGCCCAACTGGGCGACGAGTAACCAAACCTAAAGTAGATCGTGTGGTCACAAAGAACTTTAAGTTCATAGGTTATACGCAGTTTACTGCAAATCAGGATTGCCTTATTGGCAACACAAAATCGTTGGGCATTAGCAACAACATTTGTTTCCGCCCTAGTCTTATACCCGGCACTTTGAATTATTCAAAGGTTTACTCGTTCTTTCGTTTTGATAGCATAACGGTACGGTTCATTCCTATGTGTGCAACTTTGCAAGTGGATGACACCGACTCTGGAACTTCAGCATCTACGATTTCCAAGACTACCCCGCGCTTTTATCTTACCCGTGTTTACGGCAATGAGCCGGTCACGGACCTTACTTACGAAACCGAGAATTCTGCTCTCATCGACGGAGCCAAATCTTGCCAAATGACAAAGAATATGTCAATCAAGTTTGTACCTAATTCTCTTCGCCCCTCTCAAATTCAACGTGCTACTGGTAACAACCAACCAGCTACCACCGGCTGGGACGTCACAAAGAAAGGCTGGCATTCGTGTAACGATATGGAGACTATTTTCTATGGACTGAAGTATTATGTTTCTAACACACTATCTGATAATGGTGAGTTTCTTTATAAGTGCCTTATAACAGCGAAGTTATCTTGGAAAGGATCTAACGATGCCAACTATACTTCCGAGTTCGGTACTACCGCAACGGTTGTTTCACCAATTCCTAGCACTTCATAAATAGTTCTTACACTCTTGCCTATCCCGTAAGGACCAGATGGCATTTAAACATTCTTTCTTATTCTTTCTGATCAAACATGGGGCTTCAGCCCCATGAATTAGGACGTGACGATCACAACGACGCGAGGAACCTGATTGCTGGGGCTGTAAGCCCTGCCACATGCCACGAAGTTTTCTTTGATAAGTTTTAATAAATTCATTTATTAAAATAGTTAAGAAGTTGCTATGAATTCCGGTTTCATCATTTAGTACATATCAAAAACATCCTCTACTACGGGCCCACTTCGTAGCTGAACAATATTCCATCTGTCTTTAGACATTTTTTCCATAGGAGGTGGTTCGTTTGCGAACACAAATACGTGAGGGCAGTTAAACACCAACTGTGCTCCTTCGTATTTCCCTGAGAATATTAATCCGTTTTTAATTGATTCAATTGCCCCAATGTTTATGAAACCTGTGCTTACCCGCGGAACATCTATAATTATTAATTTTATACTACTTCTCTGACGCTTTGACAAGGCATGGAACATGTCATTTGATTTACCTGATAATATTATTGCATTATATTTCACAGCTAAGTATTTGCACAACGTGCTTTTCCCGTAGTTACCTTGGGGTTCCCAAAACCAGTTGATTGATCTTTTGTCTGGTTTTTGCTTAATTATAGATAGAACATCTAGGTGCCAACCGTATGGCTCCTCAATTTCCAGTTGCTCTGGAATATCAACATTGTGACAAAAAATATCACCCGTACGGGTTTCATATTTGCTACAATATAATTTACTTTTATTGACACATTTTGTTGCCTCCCAATGGATTCTACTATCTATTGATCGTAGTTGCGTAAGTCTTTGACGCGTTTTTAATTTGATCGTACCTTGAAGGTGACGTGTACCTTGCTCACCTGTTTCTTCTTGGAAGATGTACCAATCACATTCGCAACGAAGTGTATGTTCTAATTGCTCTATGTCATCTTTGATGTAGTTATTGAGAGTAAAACACCAGTAAGCATGCTGTGGTTTTTGTGCGGGGGTCCCAGTATTACCCCCCGCTCTCTCAATCTCTATCCGCTCTAAATTCATCATCTCTCCCTTAACAGTGTCCTTTTCCTCACTAATGTTTAAAACATTTATGTCATTCATTTTATTTTTATTAAG